GAACAGGCCCCTTGCGGGGCCTGTTCGGGATCAAGTTGTCACTTCAAGTGCAGGAGATTCCTGTACCTGTCCAGGGTAGTAACCCTAGACGGTGAAGCTTGTTCCAGTGGCAAATCAAGAAGTGAGGATACGGGAAAACCCTTCTCCTCGTAGTACTTTTTGACCGCCGCGGGTACTCCACTATAGCCTCCTTGAAGGTGCGAACCTTCGATTTGGCTAACCCATTCATTTGGGAAAACGAGCTGGAGTGCAGCTACGAACTTCTCGTCGAAGTTCTGGACAGTGGCTGAAATAAAGGACGTATCAATAGTCCGGTTCAGCATGTTCAAGAAGGTTGGGCTGAGGGTCTTCGGTACTGAGTACCAATTCTTTTCAGCTATCTTCAGTAGCCCGGTTAGGGACTGTTGGTCTCTATCCACTTGCTTGTAGATAGATCGCGTCAGTTGAGTCATTTTCTCGAGATTAGATCCCTCGAAAGACCAACCCAGACCGAAAGGTTCAACACAGTGTTTAACCTTGTCAACTATCTGCCTTTGGATAGGCGTGAGTAGACTTTCAGCTCTTCTTCCGTAATTCCTGAGAATGTCGAGGAAATTGTCATCAGACAGTTCCCTCCACTTGTAAGAAGGTATTACCTTCAAACTCGTGATTACTTTTCCTGCGAACTCACATAGTTCAGAGGATGATAAGGACTTATCAGGTGAATACGGGCACCCTAGGAAATCCAGTGCTTCCATGTACTTTTGGTACAAGGCAGTATCTAGGATGACCACGTCATCGCCGACCACGTAGAACTCCCCTTGATACTTGTTTCCAAGCAAGTAGAGCAGGAGAAGACCATGTGTGAGGCCAAAGCTAGCAAAACTCGGGTAAAGACCCAAGGGTTGCCCTTGCGACCATCGAATCGTGCCTATGGTTGATTTCCAATTGGCTCGACTTATCTCTTGAAAGAGACGGATGGACGGATGATTTCCGATCATTGCTCGCAAGGCAATGAGCTGAACTTCCAAAGGGAAGTAATCAGTTGCATTCGACAGATCTACAGAATGGATCATACGTTTGCCGGAAAGGTGAGATTGGATTGCTTTAACAGGTTTGTCTTGGTTATGTGTACAATCCCAAGGGAGAGTACGCATGTGAGAGTAAAGGGTATCACCGAGTGGTTTTAAGGCCACCTGGTGGACTAGGTAAGGAGAAGCGATTGCTCGCAACTTTAAACCCGGTTCTTGAAGGAAGTGTACTTCACCTCCCCAAACCCCTTGAGAGGGGTACCCTTGCATAATCCGTTGAGGATGGCGGTATAACCGCACTCCTTCACAGACTTTGCCGTATATGCTACCAAACCGACTGAGTAAACGAGCTTGCTCGTCACTCTGATCAAAGTAGGCTAAACTGGCTAAGCCAGCGCCACTTTGGGGCATACTTCTATGTCCCGGTATAGGAGCTTTCTTGCTCTCGCTACCACGGAAAAAGGTTATTGATGAAGGTTCACCAACTTCCAATTTCCTTTCGTACAGGGATTCGAGAAAGGTTGTAAAGCCTTTCAAGAATGATTCAGGTATACGACTTGTTTGGGCATTAACTGCCTTCACAAATTTCTCCTGTTGAGAACGACTAAGTTTGTCATTCTTGAATAAGGAGTAGACCATTAGAGTGTGTACAACGGCTTGAAAGGACCGTTCACTTTTCATGGCATACCTGAAGAGAGTTCCGATTACTCCGTAAGGAGAACCGTCTCGGTTAACTTTGACTTTCGCAAGTCTCGGAAGACCAGAGCGAACTCTGTAGAGATCGACTTTAAGCGATTTCAACCGCTTAACAGTCCATTCTCTCCCTGAACAATGAACCCACGTATCCACCAACTCGGCGAAAGCCTTGTGGGTGTATGCGGGCACTCCGAACACATGAAGACGCTGACAAATTGTTCCCTGTAGGTGCTGGTTGAAAACCGGCATGTCCATAGTCTCCAAAAGAGATTGTGACCCAACAGGGTGACGACAAGTCACCACCTTAGGTTAGTTACAGTCCCGGTTAGTTGTACTTACCATTGGTACCTAGTTGTGACCAAGTTCTTTGAATTGAAATGTTTGAGTGCGCGGGTACATGCCTTCTGCAATCTCTTTAAATTAACTCGCTCTTGTTTGTAACAGGCAGCTAGTTGAACCTCGAGATCGCGCAGAGCAGAGCCAGTTAAGGGTGCAAGGGACGATTCGTCGATCCATAGCTTCTCTTCCTGGTACTGTTTGAGGAGTTTCTCTTTCCGAGATGCTTCCTGCACAACACCCTTACACACATCCAAAACAGATTCTTTGTTCTAAGTCATTTCTTT